GCTGAGGATGTGTGTGAGAAAATCTCACACGCAAAGCTGCGCTCACTCAAGAGGGTGAGTAACTGCGTTGAGGCGATCAAGGACAACTTGATCACTTCGAGCCCGGAAGAGATCAGATCTCTTCCGGACTCTCCAGAATATAAGAAACTTATACACTGGGCGTACTCGAAAGGAGCTCACAGCTCCGATCGGGTCACTAAAGAGTGGAAGCGTTTCGCTGCACTCATTAAGTGGGCTGCACTTCAGTCAGAGACTGATGCGCCTCCCTTTCCTCAGGACTTTCCTGGGTACGGGACCCTCTGGGACAATCCCAGAGAACTTCCGCCATTTTGGCGGAAGCTCGTTCCATGGCTGCAACCAGTCATGGAACGGGGAGTGATCACCAAGGCCGAAGCGACCAGGGTGTGCCACATTTCTACCAGCAGGAATTTTCCTGCTGGTGGAAAGAAAACGCGTCAGGAGTCTCTGCGTAAACACGCAGAGACTCTGTTCCAGACGCCGTCTGAGTCTCCTGTACGCCGAGAAATTCTCGGGAGGCTTTCCTACCTAATAGGTAGGCAGACGAAACGGTTTAGTGACCAGGCTGGTTATACCAGTCTTGGTCACCTGTCGTTGACGTCCAACGCTTCGTTGGATTCCACGACAGACGAAGGCGGTAGGGCGGCTGAGGTCGGAGCACTGTTCCGATCTTGGCTAACCTTCGTCCCGGACAAGCACACCTTAGAGGTGTGCTGGTTCGGGCGGTCTTTCTGGTTAGAACCAGGAAGACCGCGCTGGCAGACCATGTGCAGGGATTCCCTGAAACATGAGCTGCATCACGAGGCCGGCGAAAGCGACGACCGCGTGGACTTCGATCTGGAAAACTTCCGGTTCGAAGACCCGTTGTATGGGCTCGACGAAACCACTGGGTACCAGCTACTCCAGTGGTCCATCGAGCAGGGCATCCAGGAAGGAATCCTTACTGGGTGTCCATATTACAACGAAAACGACATACTTGGTATGTCTGGCCGAAGTCCGTCCATACGCACTTCAGCTATAGGTGAGCCCGGGGCAAAGTCCCGGGTTGTCACCATTGGTGAAGCATGGCTGACAGTCTTACTGCAGCCATGGGCCCACCATATCATAGGGGTTCTAAGAGAACACCCTAGTGCCAAAACGGGTCTTACCCGGGGTTGGCAACTCTATGAGTGGGTGAAGAGGCAGGGAAACTCTGCCCCTCCACCCCGGAATGACCGCTACTACCTTAGTAGCGATCTGACCACGGCAACCGATTTCTGTTGCCATGGTTACTCTCTAGCAATGCTAGAGGGATTCCATCGCGGAATCGAGAGGAGTAGTGACCCTCTCTTTTCCTTGTGCGCACGGCTGCTATGTAGCGGCCGTGTTTACGAGTCTGACCCGCAAACGGCGATTTCTCGACACGCGAACAAACAGAGTCAAAGTGTCTTTGACTCTGTTACCACCCGGGGCGTCTTAATGGGCGACCCAGGTGCGAAGGCAGTCCTCACTCTACACAACCTTTGTGCAGAGGGCGAGGCATTCCTTCGATACACCAATGGAGCAATTGGTGCTTCAGATGAAGAGTTTCTCTATCTTCTGAAGTCTAGAGAAGGATTTCCACCGTAACGGTGGAGATGCTTCTCGTG